TACCAGCGTTTCGATTACAGGATTGCTGTAGAATATTGAATTCCGCTGATGATAGTAATTTTCTAAGAATATTAGATTTTTTTGGAAGCTATAATGTAAATAATCCTCGTCTACGAGTAGCTTAGGATACCAGGGATCACCTAGTGCAGTTTGTGTTATTTTGTTATGGCCGTTTGGTAACTCTAATCTAGTAATTGGCGGCCAGTACACGAAAGTCATATTTGGCTTTAGTAAATGATCTACTTTCCAAAGGCTTCGCACCACATAATCTGGACTTGCACCAGATGTTGCAATGTTCCACGCTGTTACAGATTTACCTGTGTGCCTTGCAATCTTTACCTTTAGCTGTTCCGTCCATGTTTCGTTCTGATCTACGCCGACGCCAACGGTCATTGAACATCCGCACGTTAGTATATTAATATCAGAGCGTTCATCAAAACTTGCACAACGAAATCCATACTCATTGAATGTGTACTTAATATCTTTCTCGTACTGTTGCGAGTCAGGGGTGTCCGAATCTAAGTAGTCAACTGTTAGGTTAGGTGGGTAAAGCAGACTATAAAAGAAATCATTATCCCAAGCCGTTCTGGCATTGAAATTATAGAGGCGTTCTCGTTGTTTCCACATTAAGGTTTGTATGGTATTGGATTGCCGCTTTTATCTAGCTCGTATTCGCGGGAAGCGATTGCATACTTTTGTTCGTTCTGTGCTATGCTTAGTAAATCTGTTAGATGTTGTTCAGCGGCGCTAAACTTACGCATGCCTAACATAACTGCGGCTGCGCGTGCTAACCACTGTGCGTGATTGTACACTGTAAGCTTAGAGTGCTCTTTTGCATAGGTATTTAACGCTTGCTTAACCTCTTCAAAGAATTCTGTTGTGAACTTACGCACCTCTGCTGGGTCTGTAATTCCTTTCTTTTCAGCATAGTACGAGCCATTGTTTTTAATATTGCCCATGAACTCGCGTTCAAAACCGTACTCGTTTTGTAAACTGCGAAGGATTTTAGTACACTTGTCAACAATATATTCGCGGCCGTCATTGTTTGGTGTGTTCCAACCCATCATGTGTGACATGCGGTGGGTAAGGTCGCCAACGTGTTCAATGGCATGGCTCATCACACCACCTCCCATCAGGTGCTGGGCTTTAAGCATTGCACGTTCTGGGAGACCACGCTGATCGTTGCCTAGCTTTTCAAATGCTGCGACTACTTTGGGAGGGAGTTTAATTTGTTCTGCATCTACTTCGTATAGCTTCATGCAGTTATTTATTAAGCTTAACTATTGTTTGCTTTTCAATTTCTTCATCGATTACGGATGTGAACTTAATAGTCCGCAATACTTCCTCATCTATTTCTTTTTGGATTTGTTTGGCTATGTCTTGCAATAGATCGGGGCTAGTGTAGTTATCCCCCATAATGATGGGTTCCATAGTCCATTGGACATTAAGTCGGCTAAAGCGAGCTTTTTTAACCTCAATTTCGAGAGGAGTGAGGCCTGTGTCGGATAGTCTGCGCCAGACCTCTTCTTTTTCGAGCTGCACTGCTTCTGCTTGCTTACGTTTGCCGTTAGCAATCTTACGCTGCCATTCTGCTAATTTACGTTTTGTCGGTGTCATCGTATCCGATTTTGGGCAAGCTATAGTGCATCGTCCGAATGTAGGTTTCTGTTTGCTCAAACTCTTGTAGTTGTTCCCTAACATGATGTGACGGGTCCTTGCGTAACTGATTGGGCCAATACCCAGACGCTGCCATCCACATACGAAAAATTTCATTCTGCATCGCAGGATACTTTAGATTGATTAGCAAGTACTCTTCGTCAGTAATGTTACACTCAGGCTCATAGTCAGCTGTAACCTCTTCAAACATTTTTTGTAATTCTGGGATTATACCTGTCATTACTCTTGCGCTTTTGTGTGTTTATGCGATAGCAAAGCATAAGCTTAGCATATATCTTTTGTTTCTGCAAGCCATTTGGCTTGATCTATTTCAACTTCACGCATTGCTTCGAGTATATGTTGATTGCGTTCGTTTACCATCCAGATGTACAAGTGTAAATCTTCCTTGTCCATAACTACTTCTCCGTCTGGACAATAATAGTCACGGCGGTTGCATAGGGCGGCGTATGCTTTTTCTAACGAGCCGTACCTTAACGCGAAATACGTTTCTAGCTGTTTGTAATCCATTTTATAATGTCTTAGACAGTTTGTTTTTGAAGTATGTTGGATCATTCCACAATTGCTTGCGGAACAGGGCTTGATATTCATCGTACATTGCAATTTCTGGTTCTGTAAGCTTGTTATCACGCTTAGCAGACCAAACCTTTTCCATGCTGCCGTATTTGAGCATGAACCAGGTTTCGATTTTAGACATTTGCTTGCACATTAAATGTCCAGCCCGGCTTCTACTTGTGCGTCATGAATTAACTTGAGCAAATCTTCCTCTTCGCTACTAATAGGCTGATCAAGTGATTCAAAGTACCATTTGTTAACAGCTGAGTTCAAGGAGCCAAATTTCAAAATGAGCACGACAACAATTTGCTGTTCGGTTTTTGATAACTGCCAATGACGTTGATTGAGTTTAATCATCATTACTCTTGCGCTTTCTGTCAGGTGCGATTGCAAAGCATAAGCATAGCAGAAATTTTTCTAAATGTCAACCAGCTTGGCCCAGATCTGCATAGCTTGGATTGCACGATCAAATTCTGGTCCGGGCTCTGTGAATACTTCATCGCCGATTTTAAATTCAAACTTCTGAAACGCATGCCAGCTAGGATGGTAGGCAGTTGATGCTAATGTTGACCAACCACCAGTTGGAATATTTTTAGGCCTATAATTGAGTTTCATTTTAAGAAATTTTTTCGTCTGTTGACCAAGAAGAGATATTAAGAAGAAATACTTTACGTCCTTGTAATTTTTCCCACATTTCGTGTGCCTCCAACGCCTTCCTCCAGGCTGTATCGTTACGTGTATAAACTTCTCCAAAAATACGGTATTCAAATCTGTCGAAGTTCCAGTACCCGTATTTGAAACGAGAGACTCGGCGCCATCCGTCGTTCTCCACAGGGTTAAAGGCATTTGGATCAGCATGGCGGTACTCTATCATAATACAAGTATAGCGGTTTTGAAAACACAGGTCAACCTTTTAGTACAGTCAAGAAAAAAGGCCCCGAAGGGCCTAATTTCTTTTGGTTTAACAGTTCTGCTAAAACTTAGCTGAATGTTAGGTTGCTTACAGCAATCTCACCAACGTAGTCGCCTGCGTTACCGAAGGACGATGCTGTGTTGGTTAGCTCAATGTAGCCATAACGTGTCATGAAGCTAACTACTGGCTCGAATGTTGCTGGATCAAGAACAACGCCGGAGCTCATTAGTGGGATATATGGGCAGTAGAACGCTGGAGCGTCTGCTTCCGAAGAACCCTTGTAGCCAACTAGAACAGGTGTTGCGTCGTTTGCGTAGCTGTCTACGTAAACTTTCATCGCACTGTTTAGTGTACCAACGAACTTGGTGTTTGTTGGAGCTTCGAATGTACCTTCTGTTGAACGTGCAAATGCAGAGGTTGTAGCAGACTGTAGTACAGTTAGTGCAGCAGGGGAAACAACTGCCCAGTTACCAGCGCCACGACGTGTACGTTGTGCGATAAGGTTAGCTGTACGGTTGATTAGAACTGCTAGAGCTGCGTGCTCGTCACCTACGAATGTAGCTGTACCTGACACAAGTGCCTGGTCGTAGTTAAATTCGGTGCTAGCTAGCGAACGTAGAGATAGTAAAATCTCCTGGTCGATTTCAGCGGTAATTTCTTGTGCTAGTGCAGCCATGATCTCTGCTTCAACGTCAATACCGTGCATTGCCTGCGCGTCTTGTGCTGATTCAAAGGTCCAACGTGCCTGTAGCTTACGTGTCTTAGCTTCAACAGCCTGCTTGAGGATCTGTACGCTAATGTTACGTCCGCCTGTACCTTCCATGTTAGCTGTAGCAGCGCCCTGGTAGGAAGCTTGTGCTGCGCCGTTACCAGCGGAGTAAGCTGTAGCAATTTTGAATGGGCTTAGAGCCTCTTCGCCTGCTGTTGTGCTTGTAGCTGCCGCGGATGCGTCTGTCATGCCTGTGCCGTAACGTACACGCAAGGTGTGGATCTGGCTTACAGGACCGGACATTGGCTGTACACCTACTAATTCGTTAGCAATAACGGTAGGCATTACACGTCGGATTACTGGAAGAATTACACGGTTAAGTGTAGCAATGTTGCCGGACATTGTAGCGCCAGCTGTTGCAGATTCTTTCAAGTAGCTGCGGGTGTTTTCTAAGATAACGCTCATGGAAGAACGCTTGTTGCCGTTTAAGCCTTCAAGGAGGGCTTCTTTGGTATCGTTCCAACGGCTTTCTAATAGTTGTTGTGACATTCTAAATATCTCCTAATTAATTTAGATAATTTTAAAGCCCTGCCAATTTCTTAATGTTAATGATGTTGTCATCATCTTCACTAGTTGTTGATGGCTTGGCAGTCTTATTACCAGTTACTTCGCTTTTACGAGATTCGTTAAGGGCCGCACGCGGCTTCTCAACTCTCTTGTTAGCTAGTACTGCTGGCAAATACTTTTCAAACGCGCTTTGTAGACGTGGAGTCTGCACACTTTCAAGTAGGTTACGCATAATACCCGCTTTCTCTGCATTCAAAGAGCTTAGTAGTTCTGTCATTGTTTCTTGACGAACGTTAGTTTCTTTAATTGCACGGACTTCCTGCGCTTTGCTCTCAGCTAAAACTTTTAGCTTTGAGGATTGTTTCTTTGCTTCGGTTAGCTCAGCTTCCTTGCGCTCAATTGCAGAACGTAGCTTACGGATTTCGGCATTCTCATTTAATAAGGTGCCAGCAAATTCGCTTGCGAACGTTTCAAAAATACGTCGACCAAAGTTGTTCTCGCGAGCAGCCTTGATGTCTTCGTTTAATGATGTAAGCTCTGCTTTGAGCTTTTTGTTAACATGTTCTTGTACTTTGCGTGTGCTTTGCTTAACAAAACGACGCTTAAGGTCTTTAAGCTGTTCTGCTGCTTCAGCAACTAACTTAACTTTGGTTTCAACGACTTCTTGCTTATCTTGCGCGAATTCTTTGATTTCCTTAGCTAAGTGTTTTGCAACAAAGGATTCAAGTTTTACCATGTTGTCCTTCTGGGTCTGGCGGTCGTTACGTAATTCTTTGATCTCTTCAGCTAACTTTGCAGTCATGAAGTTATTGAATTTGCTTGCATTTTCGTGCATTTTCTTTTGGAAAACAACACGATCTTCTGCTAAGGCGTTCTTTTCCTCAACAAATTCTTCAATCTCAGCGGTAATACCGTCGGTCACCATCTTGTCAAGAGCTTCAACCATTACTTTTTTATCATGTTCGTAACGTTGTGCAAACTCCTCGCGAAGTTCTGTACGAATTGCTTCTTTTGCTTCAACTAACTTAGCTTCCCAAGCTTCGTTGATTGCTTCCGAAGTATCTTCGTTAATCACGTTACTGTCAAGCAATTCTTTGATTGCGTCTAGCATCTGTGGTTCTCCTAAATTTTAAGATCCTTGATCAAACGAATCACTTCGTTCTTCAAGTATCTTTGTACACGATTGTCCTTGCTAGCATCTTCAGCAATTCCTAAAGCACGCAATCCACCTCTCATGTTCATGAGACCTTCGTAGATTGCAGTAGGGTATGCATTTGGGGCACTAGGCTGGGCAACAATATCTACAGTGATAATTTCAAATTCACTGACGTGTCCGTTGGACTCGTTAACGTTACCTGAACCACGGGACGAAACTCCTAGCTTCACACCGTTTTCCATCATTGTCTTTATCAATGTACCCATTGGGGTGGGTAGTAACTTTAACTTTCCATAACCGTTTGCACCCTCAGTCCACATGGACTCAATGAAGTGACTAACACGGTCTAAGTTAATTTTTAGATCAGCAGGGTGATCTACTTCGCCTAAGACGGAGTAGCCACCCTTGATCTGTTCGTTAATGCTTTGAACAGCATTGTGAATTTCTCTACTAGGATAGATACGCTGGTTCGCATTGCGAACATCGCCTTCAATAAAGAGGCCTTTCATGTACAAATCTTTACCTTCACTTGCGCTCTCTACTACAATATTTGCAGCGTCAAACGTT